CCTCTTGATCACGAAGCTGGAAGCGGTCGCAAGAGGCGAGATCGAGCGGTTGGCAGTGTTCATGCCGCCCGGTTCTGCAAAGTCGACCTATGCCAGCATTCTGTTTCCGCCTTGGGCGATGGCGCAGATACCCTCCGCGCTGTTTCTTGCGGCCAGCCACACCACGGAATTGGCGGAACGGTGGGGCCGCAGGGTGCGCAATCTCATTAGTGAAAACCGCTCGATATTGTCGCTCGATCCGGTTGAGGACAATCAGGCCGCAGGACGCTGGGCGCTGAAATCGGGCGGCGAATACATGGCCGCGGGCGCGATGACCGGCATCGCCGGCTTCAGAGCCCTGTTCGGCCTGATCGATGATCCGATCCGCTCACGGCAGGATGCCGAGAGCCTCTTGATCCGCGACCGTCTCTGGGACTGGTATCTGAACGATTTCCGGCCTCGGCTGGTGCCGAAAGCGCGCCAGATCCTGATCCAGACCCGCTGGCATGAAGACGATCTCGCAGGCCGTTGTCTCAATCATCAGCACTGGGAAGTGCTGAGCCTTCCTGCCATTGCCAAGCAGGACGATCAACTCGGAAGAGAGGTCGGCCAGCCTTTGTGGGGCGATGATGATTACGGCTATGGCGAGCAATTGCTCTCCTTGAAGGACACCACGCCTCCGCGGGTGTGGAGCGCGCTCTATCAGCAGGAGCCGACGCCCGATGAGGGTGATTATTTCAAGGAAGAGTGGCTGGTGCCGATCGACATCATGCCGAACTACAAGTTTCTGCGCATCTACGGCGGCAGCGACTATGCGGTGACGCAGGACGGCGGCGACTACACCGTCCATGTCGTGTTCGGCGTCGATCATCTCAACAATCTTTATTTGCTCGATGTCTGGCGCGAGCAGACCTCGGCGGAAAAATGGGTCGAGGCGTTCTGCGATCTGGTTGAAAAATATCGTCCGCTGGATTGGGCCGAAGAGTTGGGCCAGATCCGCTCGGGCATCGGCCCCTACCTCGACAAGCGGATGCGGCAGCGTCATCTGCACGTCAACCGGACGCCGTTTCCGACCCGCGGCGACAAGGCGGTCAGAGCCCGCTCGATCCAAGGCCGCATGGCGCTGGATAAACTGTTCTACCCGAAAAACGCCCCGTGGGCATCAGCGTGGCTGGCGGAACTGTTGAATTTTCCGGCCTCCAAGCATGACGACCAAGTCGATGCGATGGGCCTTTGCGGTCAGCTGCTCGACATCATGGTGAGCGGTCGGGCGCTCAATCCTAACCCGATGAAATTGCCCAATGATGGTTATCAGAAGCGCAAACCGAAAACCGTGGATGCCATGACATTATGATGAGCCTCGAAAGCCGCGAGAGCGAATATCAGGACCCCGACACCAACGTGCCAAGCCTGACTGTGCGCCGCCGCGAGTTCGAGGATTATGCCCACACCAAGGCCAGAGAAATCGATGAGCAAAGGAATGCGTGGCGCTACTACCACGTCGACCAGTGGACCGCGGACCAGATCAAGATCCTGAAGAAAAGAGGTCAGCCGCTGATCACCTTCGACCGCACGGGTCGAAAGATCGACAGCCTCAACGGCACCATCCGACGGCTCAGGACCGATCCGAAGTGTTTCCCCAACGTGCCGAACGGCGAACAGGGCGCCGAAGTCGCCACCCATGTCATCCGCAACATCTGCGAGGCCTCGAACGCCGAAGATCTGGAGGTCGAATGCTGCAAGGACGGGTTGATCCACGGCTTTGGCGTTGATGAGTTGATGCTGACGACCGGCGACAAGGGCGATCCGGATCTCAGGTTCGGATATGTCGACCCGAAGACCTACTTCTACGATCCGCGCAGTCTGCGGACCGATTTCAGCGATGGCCGGTTTCACGGCGTCTACAAATGGGCCGACATTGACGAGTTGGTCGAGTTCGGCGAGGACGTCGCCGAGAAGGTCTCTCACGGCATTGATAATGACGGCGGCTACTGGACCGCGTTTGACAGTGATCGCGAAGCGATGTGGGTCGACAGCCGCAGACGGGTTCGTCTGGTCGATCACTGGTACAAGCGCGGCGGCATCTGGCGCTGGTGTCTTCACACCGGCTACATCGAGATCATGAGCGGGGAGAGCCCGTTCTTCAATCAACGCGGTCAGTCGATCTCGAAATATTCCGCGTTCGCCAACAACGTCGACATTGACGGCGACCATTACGGATTTATCCGCAGGCTCAAAGGGCCGCAGGATGCGATGAACCAGCATCGGTCCAAGGCCATCCACCTGATGAACACGCGGCAGATCAAGGTCCGGGAGGGCTCCGTTGATGATGTGGAAGTCACCCGCCGAGAAGCCTCTCGCGCAGATGGGACGCTGGTGTATCGCGGCGTCAAGGAGGATCTTGAGATCCTCACGCCGGATCAGGAATTTCTGCAGCAGACCACCTATTATAAAGACGCCAAGGACGAAATAGACAGTTTCGGCCCGAACCAGCAACTGATCCAGCAATTCGGCCAGAACGTCTCCGGGCGCGCCGCCAACGCCCTGCAGCAGGCCGGCCTCGCTGAACTCGGTCCTTACCTGAAAAATTTCCGGGCGTGGAAGCTGCAGCGCTACGAGATGGCGTGGTGTGCCGCGCAGCGCTACTGGACGTCCGACCGGATGCTGCGCGTCAGCGGCGATCAGCAGGTGGCGCAGTTCATGCAGATCAACGGCGTGCAGCTGGATCAGTACAACCAGCCGCAGCTGGTCAACATGCTCGGCAACATCGATGTCGAGATCCGGGTCGAGGAGGGACCGGCCACCGAGACCATCATGGGCGACGTGTTCGACCTCTTGATGGCGCTGGCGCAGAACAACGTGCCCGTTCCGCCGGCTGCGATCATCGAAGCGTCGTCGCTGCCGATCTCCGAAAAGCAGAAGCTGACGCAGATGATCAATACGCCGTCTCCGCAGCAGCAGCAGGAGACGCAGCTGAAGCTGGAAGGGGCCCAAGCCCAGATCGGCAAGACGCAGGCCGAGACCCAGAAGCTGTCGGCGGAAGCCGGCAAGGCCCAGACCGGCGGCATCCTCAACATTGCCAAGGCCCGCACCGAAGGCATGCCGGATGGCCCGCCCGCGCCGAAGTCGCCGCTCGATATCGCCCAGCAACTGGCCGACATCAACGAGACCAACGCCACCGCGCAGCACAAGCGCGCCACCTCGAACCAGCTGGATCACAAGGCGCTGATGAGCCCCTTGCAATTGATCGCCGAACACGCCCAGCGCAGCGCCGATCGCAGCGTCACTGATTTCCATCAGGGTGAAGACCGCCTGATGGAAGACTTCCACCGCACGCAGGACCGCTCGCTGGATCACTTCCACCGCACCAAGGACCGTGAAGTGGCGCGGCAGCAGCGCGTCAACGCCGGCCAGCCATGAGGCTGGTCGACGCCTACTGGTCGCCGTCGGTCAACCGGCTGCGCATCGCATGTGATTGCGGTGCCATGCTGGATCACCCGTCGAACTTCAGTCTTTGCCAATGCCCGCGATGTGGCCGCGCCGAGTTGTGGCACGCCGTCGAGCCCGCACCGGCCTCCGGGCCTTGGTCTGAGCCTGTGATGCTCAACATGATTTCTCCGCTGTCAGGGGCGTGACGCCCTGACCACGCCACCGCGAGCGATATCGCGGTCACGCCGCCGGGAGCGACATCCCGGCCACGCCGCACTGGTGAGCGACATCACCGGGAGGACCACGACATGACGGATATTGATCAAGGCGCGGGCGCAAGCCCGACCGCCGACGACGCCTCGTTGTTTCGCGAAGCAACCGAGAGCACGACCCTTGAAGCGTTCGAGAACCCGAAACTGGAAACTCCGACAGACAAGCCAGCCGACAAACCCGCTGACAAGCCTGCCGACAGGGTGGCCGACAAGCCCGCCGACAAGCCAGACGAGCCGCCGATCCCGGCGGGGCGCCTGCGCGAGGAGAGCGAGGCGCGGCGTCGAGCGGAGCGTGAGCGCGATGAACTCGCGGCGCGCGTCGCAGCGCTGTCACGTCCACCGCCACAGCAGCAGCAGCAACCGAAGGCGCCCGACGTGTTCGAAGACCCGCAGGGCTTCGTCAAGTCGATTGTCGAGCCGTTGCTGGCGCAGCAGAAGCAGGAAATGCAGCTGCAGCGGGAAGCCTACTCGATGGACATGGCCGCGCAGCGGTTCGGTCCGGAGGTGGTGACGCAGTCGCGTCAGGCGCTGGAGCATTTCATGTCGCGCGGCGACCCCGGAGCGTGGGCCATCTACAACCGCGCGATGCAGAGCCATGATCCCTACGGCGTGATCGCCGGCTGGTATCATGAGCGAAGCACGCTGCATGAGATCGGCGGCGACCTCTCGGCCTACCAGAAGCGGGTGCGCGAAGAGGCGCTGAAAGATCCGGAGTATCTGAAGCAGGCGCTCGAACACGCCAAGGGTACAGCGAAGACGAACGGGTCGTTCGTCAATCAATCCGTCACGCCACAGGTCCCCCAGATGCCATCGCTCGGAAACATCGGCGCTGGC